GGTCTCGTTCGTCTTTATAGCGTGATCCGCCGCTGCCTCGCCAACCCCCGCTAATGAGCTGGTCCCGACTGGCGCCTCACAAATGGGGCGCCTCTTTTTTGGTTTTTTCCTGTTTGTCACTTTGTTCGTCGGTCGCGGTCATGGGCAGATTGATTAATCTCGTCGGAAAGAAATTTGGCCGCTGGCGCGTGCGTGCACTGCATCCAGAGCGAAAGCGCTATGGCAAGGCAGACCACGCAGTCGCTGCTCTTTGGTACTGCGTTTGCGACTGCGACACCGAACGTCTCGTGTTCGGCTCCAATTTACGTAGAGGGTTGTCGCGCAGTTGCGGATGTCTGATCCGAGAGAAAACAAGAGCCCGCAGCACGAAGCACGGCCACGCCAAGCGCGGCAATCATACCAGTATCTACAATCGTTGGGTCAGCATGCGGCAGCGCTGCTTCAACCCGAACAATCGAGCGTATCCTGATTACGGCGGACGCGGCATTGGCCCCTGCGAGCATTGGGACAGTTTCGAAGGTTATTTTGCCGATGTGCTGGATCCGCCGCCCGGGCTGACCCTCGATCGCATCGATAACAACGGCCCCTATTCTCCTGAGAACTGCAGGTGGGCAACGCGCTCTGAGCAGGCGCAAAATCGTCGGCCTCCTAAGCAGCGGAAGCGTCGGCCCGCTAAGCTCGATGACATCCGCGCATATGCGGCTGCGCTAGCGCGAGTGAGGAGCCGATGAGCCGCGCATCACGTGACAAGGGCAACCGCACTGAGCGTGCCATCGTGCGCTTGCTTCAGGATCGCGGCTTTGCGGCCGAGCGTGTTCCGCTTTCCGGCGCGGCCCGCGGCCGCTTTGGCGGCGATGTCAGCGTGCCCGTTCTCGGTATCGATCGCCGGGTCGAAGTCAAGTGCCGCGGGAATGGATTCCGTGAACTCTATAAATGGCTCGATAACGCTGACATGCTGATCGTGCGCGCCGATCGGCGTGAACCTCTCCTCGTCATCCCGCTGAAACTCGCCGCCGAAATTGCTGCCTTTGCCGAGCGAGGGGGGTTCTGATGCGCGCCCCGCTTCGTCACGCCATCGTCACCCTACGTGCGGCCGGCTTTGAGGTGGACCGCATCTATCAAGCCGGTCGGCATACCGAGGTGCATTTCAACGGCGACGGCCTCGTTCGCGTTCACCGGGGTAATCGTGTGAACCCTGCGTTCGAGAGAAATCTGCGGACGATTATCCGGAAACATCTCAGGGCGGGGACATCATCATGAAAATCATCGATGCGGATACCCGTTTAAAAGAGCGATCCGGCGCCAAAATCCTGATCGTCGGTCCCTCCGGCGTCGGCAAGACGTCGCTGTTGCGTACCATGGCCTCGGCAATGCTGGCGTCAACCCTGTTCGTCGATATCGAGGCGGGGGACATCGCAGTCGCGGACCTGCCGATCGCCAGCGTGCGGCCGCGCACGTGGCAGGAATGCCGCGACGTCGCCTGTGTCCTGGGCGGCCCTAATCCGGCATTGCCCGCGAACGTCGCTTATTCCGAGGCGCACTACAACGAGGTGATGAAGAACCCCGAGCTCGCGCGGCTCGCGGCCTTCACGACCCTGTTCATCGACAGCATGACCGCGGCCGGCCGGCTCTGCTTCACCTGGGCCGAACAGCAGCCGGAGGCGTTTACCGACCGGGGACGCAAGGATCTGCGTGCGGTCTATGGGTTGCACGCCCGCGGCATGCTGGGCTGGTGTCACCAACTGCAGCAAGCGCGCGGACGCAATGTCGTATTCGTGGCCGTGCTCGAGAAGAATACCGACGAATTCAATATATCGACGTGGCAGCCCCAGCTCGAAGGCAACAAGACCGGACGCGAGTTGCCGGCCATCGTCGATGAAATCATCACGATGAACTGGATCAACTTCGGCGATGGCAAGCCGCCGGTGCGCGCATTCGTCTGCACGAACCCAAACTCCTTTGGCTTCCCGGCGAAAGACCGCTCTGGCCGGCTTGAGCAGATCGAGCCCCCGAGCCTCGGTCGGTTGATCGAGAAGCTCACCGGTCCCGGTCAGCGCAAACCCTTCGACGTTGTTTCACCCGAGCAATCCGCTCGCAGCTAGAGGAGGCACCCGATGCCGATCGACTATACCGATGCACCGCCACCGTCGTTTGAGTTAATTCCGGACCCCACAATCGCAGGCCTCTCCATTTATATCCGTGCCGGCGGTGTCGGCGAGGACGGCATGTGCAAGCGCAGCGCGAATGGTGACTGCGAGATGCTGGACATCGAGTTCACCCTTCTCGACGGAACCTACAAGGGGCGCAAGTTCTGGAACAACCTGCTCATCAGCGGCACGACCGACGGGCAGAAGAAAATGGCGCAGAGCAATATCGCCGTGCTCAAAGCCATTCTCGACAGCGTGCTTGGTCTCAAGCCCGATGATAAGAGCGCGGAGGCGCGCGCGGCTCGCACGGTCAGCCTCAAGTGGTTCCAGGGCAGGTGCTTCATAGGCAAGATCGGCACCGAGAAGGGCGGGCCGAACAAGAATAAGCCGGGCGAGAATTACCCGGACAAGAACGTCCTCATCGGTGTCATCACACCCGATAAGAACGAGTGGCATTCGATCGAGCAGCCGCCGCCATTCAACGGCGACGGAGCCGATGCTGTTGCGCCGACACCCTCCGCTTCTGCGGCGCCGATCGAGCGGCCGGGGTGGGCGCAGTGAGCAGGATCCGCAACCCGATCGGACAGGTCTCGCTGTCCGTCATCGAAGACCAGTGGCAGCGGGACGCCACCGCTGCCGCTATCGCGGCCGCGCGCGGGGTCGTCCACATGGACGGCCCCATTCCTCCCGGCACGCCGATCGGGCGACTCTCCGATACCGAGTGGGGATGGGTTCTCTGCGCGATGCTGTTCGCCTGGATCAGTAAGCGCGCCGAGCAGGCGACCGCCGAGCAGATCGACATCAAGCAGACCATCAGGATGACCGCCCTCGACCCGCAGCCATGGGACGCCGGCGCGGTGGCGGCGATTCTGCCCGAGCTCGCTGATGCCTGCTCCAGCCTCGATTGGTCGAAGCCGCTCACCCAGTGGTCGCGCGAGGACATCACCACGTTTCTGCTTAAGGCCATGCCGCTGATCCGCAAGGCGACGATCGCGCGCGATCTGAGCGACAAAGGTGTCTCAAGGAAATCGAACGCAAGCGTGATCGCGCGTCAGGTGAACGCTGCGGCTGGGGGACCTTTAATGACCGCAGATGAACTCAATGACGAGGTTCCTACGCTCTGAATGAAGGGACGCAACAGTGAACAACGAAATTTGGCGTGACATTCCCGGGTTCGAGGGCGCGTATCAAGTTAGTGATCTTGGTCGCGTACGAGGTCTAGGCCGCACGGTATATCACCAAGGAGGTCGCCGTTTCGTTTGCGAACGGATATTGCGCCCGGGGTCTACGCGCAGCGGACATTATCATGTTGTTCTGGGACGCGGAGGTAAGGGCGGTAAGCATATCATTGCGCGAGTTCATGCACTCGTCCTGCTGGCCTTTGTTGGCCCGCGCCCCCAGGAGTTGGAAATAAGGCACTTGAATGGAATTCCAACCGACAACCGTCTCATCAATCTCGAATACGCAACCAGGTCTCGCAATCGTCTAGACATAAAATGGCACGACGGGAACGCTCTTCGTCCTCTTACACCACAAGACGTTCTTCGAATTAAGCAACGACTTGATTTCGTCACAAATGCCGAATTGGCGCAGGAGTACAAAGTTTCCGCCTCTACCATCTCGGATATCAGGTGTGGGCGTACTCACAAAGATGTTGCTCTCGGCGAGTTCGATAACGGGGGCGACCTCTAATGATCAACCTGAACCGACAAACGCTTTCTCTCGAACCGATTAACGGCGCCATCAATGCTGCGATCGAGCGCGCGGCTGCGGCGACAGTCGAACTTCCGCGTCCGTATTTAGGCGCATCGATCATCGGGTACGAATGCGCGCGTCGCGTTCAATATACATGGTGGTGCAAGCCTGAGCTCCCGGCCAGAACGCGCGAAATTTTCGATCGTGGGCATTATTTCGAGCAGCGTGCGCGTCAGCATCTCATCGCGGCTGGTTTCAAGTTTGCACCAGCGGAGGCGCTTGCGTTCACCGCGGCAGATGGTGCGCTGCGCGGACACGCTGATGGCATCATCATTCACGGCCCCGACCTGCCGGGCGTCTATTTGATTTTCCCCTTGATTTGGGAATGCAAGGCCGTCAACGCCAAGAACTGGCGCGCACTGGAACGCGACGGCCTCGAAAAGACCTTCCCGCAATACGCCGCGCAAGTCTCGATCTATCTACCTCGACGTTGTTAACCCGGCGCTGTTCACCGCCGTGAACGCTGACACCTGCGAGTGGCTACATTTCCTCGTGCCATTCAGTGCCGAGCGCGCGCAGTTTTGGAGCGATCGCGCTGCCAATATCATCGCAGCGACGCGCGCCGGGGAGCTACTGCCGCGCGCCTATGACGATCCGAGCGATTGGCGCTGTCGTGTTTGTGGTCATCGTGAGCGGTGCTGGGGACTGAAATGAACGCGCCCGCCCGTGATCCGCTCGGCGACATCGTGCGCAAGCTGGTCGCATGTATCCGCATGCTGTCCAGCAACGAGCCGGGCGATGTCGAGGGCGCAAAATCGGGTGTTCAGCGTCTCCTTAAGGGCGCCATCGACGTTGACGTTCATGCCCTCGCCGATCGTATCGAGAACGGTGGGGTAAGCGAAAAATTTCGACAAGAGGTCCGGGCTCAAATCGCGAGAGCTCATGAGGTCCGCTACGAGAAGGGCGTGCGTGCGGCGGAGGCGAGGTTTCGCACCGATGGCAAGCTCGAATTCAGCGAAGTCGCGCTGTTCGTGGAGCGCCAAATCAATCGCCTGCCTCCGGACAAGCATGAGTTCATTCACAAGATGGCGCTCTACGCCACTCAAGGGTTCGAACCGTCGCCAAAGCAGGGCAAGTTCCTGTTCGATCTTTTTATTCAGTATCTCGGAGGGAGGATCAAGTAATGCCGCAGACCCAAACCAACACTCCCACAGCGCTCGAAGCCGCGCTCGATTATGCGCGTTGCGGTATTTCGATCTTTCCCTGCAATCCGATCGACAAGAAACCGCTCACGCCGAGCGGCTTCAAGGACGCGACTCGAGACGAGACGCAAATTCTCGGATGGTGGCAGCAATATCCCAACGCCATGATCGGTGCGCCAATGGGTCCAGTGAGCGGCCTGTGGGCGATTGATCTCGATCTCGATCCCACCAGGAAGATCGACGGCAAGGCCACACTCGATCAATTGGTCGCACAGCGCGGGCCACTTCCGCCCACGTGGGCAACCATCACTCCGCGCGGCGGCCGGCATTTGATTTTTGCCTGGGATCCCAACGTCGAAATCCGCAACAGCGCGAGCAAGATCGGTCCTGGGATCGATGTACGCGGCAACGGCGGTTACATCTGCCTACCGCCGAGCCGGAATGCCACCGGCGGAACGTATCAATGGGAGCCGGGCGGGCCACAAAATGCCCGCCCTGGCACCACCTTGGCTGGTCACGCTTGCTAAGGCAACGAAGGCGAGGGCATGGGCGAAGGCAGCACTCGATCGTGAATGTAAGAACATCGCCGCAGCGCAGCCGGGCACGCGCAATACGACGCTCAACACCGCCGCGTTCAATCTGTTTCAGATCGTCGCCGGTCGCGGTCTCGACGAACAAGAGGTCCGTGATCGTTTATTCGAGGCCGCGGTGACCTGCGGATTAGTCGCTGATGACGGCGCCACAGCGGTCGAGGCGACGATCGAGAGCGGCGCACAGGCTGGCCGCAAGCAGCCACGCACGCGACCGCAACCGCTATCGCATGGCAGCGTCCGCCCCACCATTCAAATCATAGACGGACAACTGTTGCGCATCCTAGGAGAGACCGAAGACGCGTTACTCGCCTCGGGCCTGCCGGTTTTCTCGCGCGCCGGAATGCTGGTCGAGCCCGTTGCCGAGAACATGTCGGCATCGGACGGGCGCACGACTACGGTCGCGCGATTACGTGAGCTCTCGCCCGAGAGTTTCTTGGGGCCAGCCGCCGAGAGCGCTGCATTTCAGAAATACGACCGCAAGCGCAATCAATGGGTCGACACCGACCCGCCGTTGCGGCACGTGCGCGTCATTCTCGCGAGCGAGCGGCGCTGGAGATTCCCGCACGTGAGCGGCGTCATCACCACGCCTACGCTGCGCCCGGATGGTTCGCTGCTTGCCGAGCCGGGTTATGACCCTGAGACCGAGCTCTATTTGCAGCCGGGGCTTCAACTCCCGCCGATACCGGAGCACCCAACCAAGGACCAGGCGGTCGCGGCGCTCAAGTTGCTAATCGACCTACTCCTGGAATTTTCCTTCAGGCGCATTGGAGGCGAGCACGAAAAGCGGCTCAACCGCTCGGTCGCGCTTTCAGGACTGCTGACGCCGTTGGTTCGCGGTTCGCTTCCTACCGCACCGATGCACCTGATCGCCGCGCACATGGCAGGAACGGGCAAGAGCTATCTCGTCGACACCGCCGCGGTGATCGCTACGGGCCGGCTTTGTCCGGTCATCACCGCGCTCAAGAGCGTGGAGGAGACCGAGAAGCGGCTCGGGTCCATTGTCCTGAGTGGCATTCCGATGGTCTCGCTCGACAACTGCACGTACGATCTCGGCGGTGAATTTCTGTGCCAGATCGCCGAACGCCCGGTGGTCAAGGTCAGGATACTCGGCCGCAGCGAGACGCCGGACTGCGAAGTCCATACCGCCGTGTACGCAACCGGCAATAACATCACCTTCAAGGGCGACATGGTCCGGCGCGGCCTGGTCTGCAATCTCGAGACGCTGGACGAGCGGCCGGAACTGCGGAGGTTCAATCGCAACGCGCTGCGACAGGCCGGGGCGAACCGGGCGACCTATGTCGCGGCCGCGCTCACGGTGATGCGCGCCTACCTTGCGGCCGGGGCGCCCGAGATGTGCGGACCATTCGGCAGCTATGCCGAGTGGTCAACCATGGTGCGCTCTCCGCTGGTCTGGCTCGGCGAGCCGGATCCGGTCGCGAGTGTCGATGCGACTCAAGCTGAGGATCCGGAGCTCGCTGACATCCGCGAGCTGTTCAATCTCTGTGTGGATGAGTTCAGGCCTGACACGATCTATGGAACCGCGACTCTTATCGAAGCGGCGTCCGCGGCGCCTGTCGGCTTCAATCCCAATCCGTTTAGGGACCTCCTCTGGCGCATCGCTGGCGACAAGGACGGCGACATCTCAGCCAAGCGCTTGGGCGAGTGGCTGCGGCGCAGCAGCGGACGCGTGGTGCGGATCGCTGATGGTCGCAAGTTCTGGCTGGTTAGGGAGCCGCACGTTCGCACGGGTCGGGCTCAATACCGTCTCAAGGAGATCAGCTAATTCGGTGGACGCGGCGGGCTTGGTGGAGGGCTGTATAGACTTCCAACTTTTTTACCAGCGATCTCGCGCGTACCTAATACGGGGGTCCACCAGGTCCACCACGTCCACCAAAGATACAGAGGAGTGGTCAGTATGCCTAACGATCAAGTCACGAACCGCGGCGAGAGCGCTCCGGCCAAGTCGGAGCTCGACACCTTCCTCGAGGAGGTCAAGCAGCTTGCCAGCGGCGGTGATGGCCGGGGACGCGGACGTATCATCTTCGCTCTCGATGCTACGGCAAGCCGACAGCAGGCCTGGGACACCGCCTGCCACCTGCAGGCCGAAATGTTCCGCGAGGTCGCGACCGCCGGCGGCCTCGAGGTGCAGCTGGTCTTCTATCGCGGAGATAGTCAGTGCTCGGCCTTGCGCTGGACCCCCGATACCAAGCATCTCACCAAGATGATGACCGGAATCGCATGTCGGGCCGGTCACACCCAATTGCAGAAGGTCCTCGCCCACGCCCAGAAGGAAACCAAGATGCTCAAGGTGGGCGCGTTGATCTTCGTCGGTGATGCTCTCGAGGAGGACGAGGACGAGCTGATCCCCGAAGCGCGCGAGCTTGGACGTCTCGGTATGCCGGCCTTCATGTTTCAGGAGGGCGACGATCAGAGGGTCGAGAAGGTCTTTCGCGAGATTGCTCGCGTGACTGGCGGCGCCTATTGCCGCTTCGACTCAGGCGCAGCGCGTCAACTGGGAGAACTCCTGCGTGCGGTCGCAGTCTATGTCACCGGTGGGGTGGCTGCACTCGCTGCCCGTAAGGACGCCGGCGCAATTAAGCTGCTTACTCAGCTGAGGTAGCCGCGACGAGGAGTGAGCATGGGACGCAAATCAAGACGCTCAGGTGGCAGGGCACAGCTGGGCACCCGTCAGAGCCTCGGCCGTGCCATGCGCAACAAGCAGCTGGGCGCCAAGAGCCGGCGCCAGCAGCAGCTTCAGCAGGAGCAGCCGTGGTGGTCGAGAGCGCGCGAGCCACGTTTTCCCACGCGAGCCATGCAGCTGACCACCATCCGCAGCAGGGATTGGGAATTCATCAATGAAATCAACGTCCGGGGGGTACTGATTTTTCTGGCGATTGGCAATCCAACGGGACGCGGCGGCGGCCACGCTTTGCTACCTATCGAAGATTTTTTAGGCCCACCAATTTACAGCGTCCCGCAGGCATTCCGCGGACCATTGATATGTCGACAGGAATCGGCGCGTTTCGAGCCTTCTCGCCTTCGAGAATATCATTTCGCCGGCGTTCGCGACGATTTAGACTGCCGGTTGTGAGGTCTTCCCATGCCGCGAAAAGCTGCCGACGCGCTGGTCGTCCCGATCCCAACCACGAAGCGGCTGCATCCGCCGCCTGACCTGTCGGAGAGAGCGAAGGCCGAGTTCATCCGCATCGTGACTTGTGAGAAGCCCGAGCACTTCAAGACGTCGGACCAGTCGTTGTTGGTGCAATATTGCGAAGCCGCAAGCTTGGCCGATCGGGCGATAAAGGAGATGCAGGGCGATGACGCGCCAGAGCGCTGGCTGAGGACGTGGGAAAAGTCCGTGCGGGCGATGTCGGGCTTGGCGTTGCGGCTAAGGTTGTCCCCGCAGTCGCGGATGCCCAACAATCCGACGAGGCGGCCGCCGGAACGCGTCAGCTATTACGAACAGGAGGCGCTTGAGCATGGCGGAGCTGAGCAAGACTGACTGCGACGCGCTTAAACGCTGCATCGAAATGGCGCGCACGTACCCCAACCGCAGCGAACAAATCGACTGGAAGATCGAGTACGACGGCTGGCAGGCTACCGCAAGGTTTTGCGCCTACCTTTGTCAGAGCCGAAACTTGCGCCTTGAGATACAGGAATTTCCGCCGTGTTGGTTGCTCGATGCCGACGATGTCGAGGGTCCCGCGTTCAAACGTAAGCCGCAAGCGGCAAAGCTGTTGCGACGCTTGCTCGCGGCTGGCCTCAGCCAGTACGAGCCAGATCCGATTCGCGCGCTCGCAGCTGCGGAGAAGCTGCAAGCAGCCGAATGATAAGAAGCCCCCGCGCCGCGCGGGCGCAGGGGCAAGGCGAGTCGGCCATTGAAGAGTTGAACCTGGCGACGCTACTGCCGGTGTCATCAGCACGCAAACCCCTTTTTGAGGCTCACCTATGCCGCCCCTTCGTCTTTCCG